CGTATATATGCTTAACCGCATATATACGTATTTATCTTCTAGGGGCTTGCCCCCAGGATGGTTGGTCGCCATCTCCCACTCCCAGAATAATCTTGAGCTAAAAGGTTGTGATGGACCATTAGCCAATTGCTGAAACGTTGTTTCTCGTAAAGGTTGTGATGGACCATACGAGAGATAGCAGGAAAGTGTTGTTAGGGACCGCTTGCCGTAACGGCAGCGTCTCAGCTAACAAGATAATCGAAGGATGGAGCAGTTCGCAAAGAAGACCACCTCCCCCCCCTCTGTGGCATCTAGGGATGTCGCTCCGCTACTCTGGTCATTGACCAATTGATGTAAATCGCGCAGGCTGCAAGCCATAAGTCCGTACATCATCAATTTAAAAGAGTACTTCCTCGAAAGAGGCGTTTATGAATACTTCGTTAAAAGGTATAGTCGTAGTGTGAACACGTCAGTAAGGAAAATTGAAACGTTCCCGAAATCGCTGTCATCCAGCATTACGCTAGTTGTGGATTAGAACAATCCAACGATCATTACGCTCTCAGTGAAAGTCTTCCAGAAACTCTATGACATTCCGAGTAACCAACATCGTGCCTCAAGACATACAGGTGCGTGGGTTAGCCTAGGTCTAACATGGAATATGAGAAGAACTAACTAGACTAGCACAAAGGGTAGTACCCGTGACTAGTGACAAATGACAGCAAGGGAGAGGCCATAGGACCAGCTCCCCATCGATAGATGATCGATCCGGTGAATCAGGATGGACAACTTGAGGTTATACACTCATGTCGCAGACTGCGAAAAGCAGTTGATTGAAGAATTGGATGCTCAGAAGCACCACAACACGTTCCGGACGTCCTTTAGAGACTCCGATGCGGCCCTTGTCATACGACTTGGCCAAGATCTACAGCTTCAAGCTGAAGATGCGACCTCAGAAGAAGAGGTTGCCACAAAAATGTTCCAGCGGCTTACTGAAACGCTTTCGCAAGCGAAGGAGAGCACGA